TTTTGATAAGTAGTATTAAGTTTTTGAATAATACCATCGAGGTCTCTTGTTTGCGCTTCTGCAACCTCATAATCATATTCACGAGAAGCTCTTGTAACTTCTTGTACTATTTTTGCCATTATCTACGTCCGTCTGGTTGTATATCTAATCTAAAAGTTCCTAATCTCCAAGATTGACTGCTTGATGTATTTTCTACTTTTAATGCTATTGCTCTAGCCCTAGCTCGTGTATCAACTTTTTTAGTTGATGAAGTTATATCAAATGGACCAAGAGAAGAGCTTGCTTGACTGTCATTAGGAAAATCCCTTAAGTTTAACGTAACTCTTGTTGTCCCTGTTTGTGATATAAAGTCAGGTATAAATCTTCTTATCTTCATAAGAAACTCTCCATCTCCTCTAAGGTCTGCTATACCAGTAGATTGTCCTGTTATACCTCTTCTTTGACTTATGTCAAAGTCTCCGGATTCTATATTAGCTGTAATTGCTGTTATAGTTCCATTTCTATTTTGATCTGTCCCTGTTTCGTGTTCATAGTATGTTGTTCTACCCTCTGTATTTCCAACTACATCAAAAGATGTATCTGTGCTTGCATCATACGATAAAGCGTGTGGTGTTCCAAACACTGCAGAATCTCTCCACATTGTTCTAGCAAGTGTTCCAACAGTCCATACAGGTCTTTGTGGTGAAGAGTCAAAGTAATTATATGCAACCATTTTGTTTACAACAGAAGATGAGGACGATGGATAAAACCACATAACCTCACCAAAAAGATTATTTAATCCAGCAGATACCATTTGATTACCAGATTCTAAATTTATATCATCATATACAAAGTCTTCAACTAAACACGGTAAAGATTCTAGTTTACCTGCATATCTAAAGAAACCATTTTCCGACATCCAATAAGCTGCACCATCAACTTCTACGCATGCATTCTGTCCAACGAGTCCACAGTGTGTTCCAACTTGTGAAAAAGCAAATGTAAATGGTTGACCAACAAAACGCATTGTAAACAAAGCTGTGTCAGTCCAAAGAAGAATTGAATCTCTACCTCTGATAGCACCTCTAATTTGTGATCCATCAGCTAGTCTTTGTGTACCAGCTGTATTAGTTGCTGTTGGTGTGTATGTATTTATATCCTCTTGATCCGAGAATCTAATAAACATGTTATCTTGTGTTGATGTATCTCCAATCGTTGTTTCTGTTCCAAAGAATACTAAGTGTCTATCTGGTGTAGATACTATCATATGTCTTGATGCTGTTGGTGCACCAGAAATAATCGTAGCTCTTGTAGATGTTGCATTTGATAAACTTGAGTCCCAAGAAAAACAAGCACCATCGTGTATTAAACAAATAGCTTTATCTCCAAAATTATCTAACGACCACATACCTGGTTCAAGAACCAAGTCTCCTGATGCCGCTTCACCCCATGCAACATAATCAGATGAATTTGTAACAGTGGCACCATCAGAATGAGCTGCTCTTGTTGTTCCTCTAACTGCTCTGGTAATACCTGTTAAGTCATTACCTGAAACACCTGTGTAAGATATTTCTTCAGTACCAACTTGAATAAAATTTGTTCCAGAATCTGGAAAGTTAGTTGTGTCTGCTAATGTGATTGAAGTTCCTGATCCACCCGTGCCAGCAGTGTCATTTAATAAGGCACCATTTAAAGTTGTTGTAATGGCACCTGCTGCTTCACCGTCCCAAGAACCTAATCCCCAACCAAAACCTTTTGCTTGAACTGCTGGACCAACTGTATAATATTTTTGAATCCTAATACCTCCAGATGTTGTTGCACCAGAACCAGATTCGTTTGAAGCCATAGTTATTGTTGCGGTTGTATTAGTTGGCGTAGAGGCAACCATAAATTTTTTGTCATCAAAATCAGACGAACTATAATTAGAATTAGTAATTGTTGTAAAATTATCCATTAACAGTATATCGCCAGGATTTAAATTGTGAGCGCTTGAATATGTTAGTGTTACGGTTGGTGATCCGTTGCTCGTGCTAAATGCACTTGTAAGCGTAGTTGTAGTTTGAATAGGATGTATGTCATAAAATACACCCCCTGAATAAGCATATAAAATTCTATTAGTTCCAATAATAGCATATTTTCTAGACAAGCTATTAATGAAATGATGTAAACCTCTTCCAGCACCAGTTAATTCATTTTCATTTAAAGTGCCTAATTGATTCCAACCCCCTATTTTTTCAGGAATTCCATATCTAAAACGAACATTATCACACCCTATCCACTGGCCCTCGGCCCCTGTGGCTGTAATTTGTTTATTAATACCTGGCTGAAATCCTATCTTTTGTAGCATGCTGCGAACTATACCAGACTATTTTTATCGTGTAAATATACGATTATTTTTCTATATAATTAATATTGATGACTATTCGCCTATCTTCAGTCACTTGACTAACAGCCCTATGTTTAAGAGAGGCATCAAAAATAAGCAATCTATTTGATAGAGATTCAACCTTTTCACCACTCTCAAACTCAGTATATCCATCATTTTTATTAATATAAAAAATAGCTGTTTTATGATTGTATTTATTAACATCATCACAATCGTCAGTATGAAAACAAGAGGAATACACCTTATCTTTTTTAAGGTATAAATTAGCTCTTACAAATAAAAGTGATTTTACATTACTTAAGGTAAACAATATAGGGGATATCACATCTTCATAATGGTTTGATCTAGGTGTATTATCTCCATAAAATATATGTGAAAAATATGGATCATCTTTTTTCTCTTTATTTATTGTTTGTGATTTTTGATAGAACCAACTAAAATTTGACGAGGTCATAATCTTAAATATAGGTTCAAATACTTCAGGAAGTAAAAATTTATCTTTTATTATCATCTGTGTCATGTATTTTTATATCCACTGAGTAGTTAGCTGCTAAAGAAATTCTTTCAACATTTGATGTAAAAGGATAAACTAAATGTCTAAGAGCACCAGGAAACATAAAAAAATCTCCATTCTCTGGAAAAAAAGTCTTTTGATTTATAGAATGCTTCATTGGCTCTCCACACATAAACTGTAGAGATCCAGGTCCCGCTGCAGTGCCTACATATTTACTATTTTCTTCTTCTAATTCTTTTGGAATATCTAAAAATACCACACTTGAAAAATCACATTCTGGATGCATGTGAGGTGGATTAAATTCTCCTGCTTTCATGTAATTAACCCAAGCTGCAGTTACCTCTATTTTATTAATTTTTTTACAGCCGTACCATTCTAATAATGCCTCTTGAAAATAGTTTAAATAAGGGATCATTACGTTTATATAAGATTGATTATCTATCTCATATTCATGATTAATAATACCAGCTAATTTTTTTCTAAAATCTTTCTTTTTATCTTTGTGACAAATAGATTTTAATTTTTGAACATCTTCATTATTTAATTTGGTGCGAAAAAGCAGAGGTCCCCAATAATAAAATTGCCAGCTCATTGTTGTTTCATATAATCAGGTAAACCTATGTGGGGTCTAGTATCAAACCTTACTCCCTCAGGAAGACTTTTCTTTTCATTATAATGTAAAAAAACTTGAACACAGTCTTGACCATCAAAAGGTTTTCTCCAATGTTCTAAATCACATCCTCGATATATAAGCATATCACCAGGTTGTAATTTAATTCTAACTCCTTCTCCGCCTTTATTTCCTGTGGGATCTAAATAAATAGGCCATGGTTTATCTGATCCTAAATTAATTGTTGTAGATATTTCACAACTAAATCTATCTTTGTGTCTTTTTAATTCATCTCCTTTTTTATAAATACGTGCGTACGAATAAGTAGGATCTAAATCTAATCCTGTTTCTTTTACCATAACTGGAAGTACCCAAGCTAATAAAGTTTCCATAGCAACATCTCCATAATGACAATAAGTATCAACAACTTGTCCATCACCCCATACTCCCCATTGAGTATCATTTTCTTTTATTATATTATGTTTTGTTAAAGTTGAAAAAGCTTCTCTTTTTAATAAAAAATAATCACAAACAAATTTTGCAATAATTTTAGGAATAGCTTCAGGTATGACTAAATATTTATTTTTTTCAAAGCTCATGTTTTATATACCGGAATATAGTTGTGTAAAAATTTATGTGTAAAGTTTTCATACTTTCTTAATACATTTACTGGAATAACATCAAAAGCAATTGTCACTCTATAACCTTCGTTAAACCATTCTGAACTTTTATGTTGATCTCCATCAGATTTTCCAAACACACACAAACCATTTTTACTTTCAATTCTTAATAAGTCTTTACCAGGTATTTTATAATCTGTATAGGATTTATTTTCCCCTTCAGTATTAACACAATAAAAACCATGGTATGTTTTAAACTCTGGTTCCCAATGACTATGCCAATCTATATTTTTTTCTTTTTCAAATAAGTTTACCCAACACCTTAAATAATAATGTTCATTAAAATCAATTACTTTATTTACAGAATAACAAATATTTTTGTATAGTTTTTGTAATTCAGTACAAGGAAAACTAAATAAATTATACTCTGTATGATAATAACTAGTAAAACAACCATACTTATTATTTTCTATTGGTGGAAAAACATTTTTTAATTGTTGTTCTACTTCATAGCAACTTTGATAAAGTTTTTTATTATCAATATTGTCGAACTTAAATAACCACAAATAATCTTTTATAATATTTTGTATCTCACTCATTACATATCCTATCTATTTTATTTAATATTTTTTTAGTAGGTCTTCCTATTTCTAAATTAAAAGAAACAATAGTTTTAATAAATTTTGTTTTATTTATTGGAGAACGATGAATTGTGTATGATGGAAAAATGCTTATATCTCCTTCTTTAACATCTAATGTAATTAGTTTGTCTTGATTAAAAGGTGTTATTATTTCAGTACAAGGAGAACCCTCTGGTAAATCTAAATAGTACGCTCCAGTAAAAGTATATCCATGAGTATGCCACCCATGAGTTCCTTTTTCTTTATATTGTTGAAACCAAATGTTTTTTATAACACAATCTTCATAACCAATTTCTTGAAATACTGTATTAAAAAAATTATTTAAATCTTTAAAAATAACCATAACCCATTCTCTTTTAAAATTACAATTATCATACCAATCTAATCTATTAATATTATCTGTATAATAATTATCTTTAACATCTAAAGACTCAGTGTCAGCACTATTAATTTTATCTAACAATAAATTTTTTAAATTAGAATGTTGATCAAATTTTTTAATAATATAAAAAGATTCTAGATTATGTTCCATACTCTAACCATCCTGTAATAATATATTTATCTTTTGTTAAAGGAGAATTACCTCTATGAGTGTGTGTAAAACCACTAGGCCATATTAAACAAGTCCCTTGAACAGGTTTAATTCTTTTTTTAAAATATAAAAATTCAGTTTCACCGCCTTCTTCAATAGTATTTAGATAAACTGTAAAAGCTAATATTCTATCTCTCGTAATTTTTGTTTCATGTTCCGTGTGCCATATGTGATAGCCTTCTCCTGGACAAGTTTTTTGTAACTTAAATTCATATATAGCGTGCCTAGATACTCTGTTTAATATAGAAAATTTAGAAGCATACTGATCATATAATGGAAAAAATATTTGATTAAACTCTTTAGAGTAATGCAACAAGTTTATTGATTCTGGATCATCTAACATAGATCCAGGTATACTAATACTTTCATCAGTTATCTCTGGTTTGTTTCTTCTAAAAGTTAAACCTGATTTTTTATAAGTTTCAAATATATTTATATATCTTTCACAAAATTCTTTTGTAAAAGAATTTTCAAAAATACCTATAAAGTTTTCTTCTTTCATTTTATACAAACGGTTTTCCACAACACCATATTACTAAACTATATCTCTCTCCTTTTGTAATTGGTTTTACTCTATGATATAAGTGACTAGGAAAAACAATTAAAGATCCTACTTTTTTTACTTCACTACATATAAATTTTTCTTGCGGTAAATCTGGACTTCTATTAGCATTAAAAAATTCTAAATCTCCTCCTTCATATTCTGAGCCATCGTTTAAAGAAAGAATAGCAGATAGTTTTCTTATCTTACCATGTTTAGAAGGATTCTCTGGAGTATCATAAACTTTTTCCCAAGAGTCACAATGCCAAGTATAAAATTGATTTAAATTATATTCAGTAAACTGCATTGGCTCTGTATAATTAATTTGAAAATTCCAACCAGCATTATTATTTGCTTGTTCAATTAAAGGTAAAATTTTTTCATATATCCAATTATCACTAAAAAAACTTACATTTGAATTTCTAGTTTGTTTTTGTTTTTCTTGATCTTCTTCACTTAAAACTTTTTTTCCACTAAAATCACCTGTTCTACCTAAAATTACATTTTTTTCTTTGCCATGTTTTATAATTTTTTGACAAAAATCGATTGATATTTTATTTTCATAAAACCAATAAAAATATTTTAGATTCATAACTTTCTTTTATAGTATTATATACTATGACTTTCTAAAAACCAATAATTAACTAGTCCAAGTATTATCTTTTCTAAATTGGTATACTTCCTGAATTGTCCATTTGCCTGAGGTATTTTGTAAAACGTTAGCTTCTTTAACTAATACTACACCAGATCCACCTGATCCATCATTATTTGGAGCTCCTCCAGGAGAACTAATTCCTCCACCCATTCCAGCACCACCAGTGTTGGCTTGGCCATCAGAATAAGATTGATTTCCTCCACCAGCTCCTCCTTTTGGTGAGCCTGTACTTCCATTGGGTGGTCCACCTTGTGGGGTATATCCTCCACCAGATCCTCCTCCAGAATAAGATCCAGAGTCTCCATAATCACTTGGGAATGCAGGTATAGCTTTTCCTGCTCCTCCTGTTTGTCCTGAGCCTGCTCCACCAGCTCCTCCGCCCGCACCTCCATGTCCTGTAGAGTCGGGAGATGTTCCTGTTACACCATTATTACCAAAACCATAACTTCCTGAGTTTCCAGGTTGTCCTGGTTGAATTCCAGGTGCTCCGCTACCGCCATTCCTTCGGCCTCCGCCACCTGATCCACCAGGGGCTCCTTCTTGGTGCCCTGTGTTAAAATAAGTTCCACCACCGCCACCGCCTTTTGCGACTAGGGCAGTTCCAAAAGATGAGTCTACTCCGTTACCACCTTGGTCAGCATCTCCTGGAGGTTGAACAGGGTGAGGAGTAGATGGTCCTCCACCTCCTCCAACAGTAATTGTAGTAGAGGTTGCAGGTAAAGGATAAGAAGAGGGAGATAAAATAAGACCTCCGCCTCCAGCTCCACCGCCAACTGACGATCCGCCTTGACCTCCGCCAGCTACAACTAAAACTGTTCCAGTTGTTGCTGATCTATTAAATGTTCCTGAACCTGTAAAAGGTGTTATTAAATCTCCTAAGCTAGGAGCTACAACTGGTCCAACGATTCCTCCATTAGCCATAATTAATTACTCCACTTTCCTTGTTTTACAAATTTAAATACTTCTTGTAAGGTCCATTTTCCTGATGTGTTTTGTAAAACGTCCTCTTCTTTAACTAATACTATTCCAGATCCACCTGTTCCATTATCAGGGGGACTGGTGCTTGAAGGTGCTTTACCTTTTCCGCCACCACCAGTATTGGCTTGTCCATTGGCATAAGGAACATTTCCTCCACCAGCTCCACCGCCACCAGAATTTCCTGCAGCAGGGCCACCTTGTGGTGGATTTCCTCCGCCAGATCCTCCTCCAGCGTATGCACCGCTTAATCCATAATCACTTGGAAATGCTGGGATAGATTTAGATGATCCTCCGTTTTGAGAAGAACCTGATCCTCCAGCTCCTCCAGCTCCTCCAGCATATCCCGATGAATCGGGACCAGTTCCAGTTGCACCACCATTACCAAAACCATAAGGTCCAGAATTTCCAGGTGCTTGAGGTTGTGTTCCAGAACCTCCAGATCCACCATTTCTTCTACCACCTCCACCTGAGCCTCCAGGTGCTCCTGGTTGGTGACCAGTGTTAAAATATGTTCCGCCTCCGCCGCCACCTATAGCAACTAAAGCAGTTCCAAAAGATGAATCAACCCCATTACCACCTTGGTTTGTAGGACCTTCAGGTCCAGTAGGGTGAGGAGTAGACGGACTTCCGCCGCCTCCAATAGTAATTGTAGTAGCCGTTGCAGGCAAAGGAAAAGAAGAGGGGGATAAAATAAGACCTCCGCCTCCACCGCCTCCAGCAATATCAGGTCCACCTTCACCGCCACCAGCAACAACTAATACAGTTCCTGTGGTTTTAGATCTATTAAAAGTGCCTGATCCTGTAAAGGGTGTTATTAAATCTCCTAAAGTAGGAGTGATTGATGGTCCAACGATTCCTCCATTAGCCATAATCTATGCATCTTCCCAACTACTTGTTGATGGATTCCAAATGTAGTTTTCATCGTCAGTGTTTCCATTCCATCTTTGATTATCTTCATCCCATGCAGTTTGTAAATATTTATCACCATGCTCTCCACTAGGCTCTGGTACAGGTGCTTCATACATAAAAGTGGTTTCATTTAATGTCCACGATGGGAAATATTGTGGTCCTTCAAATCTATCCGCACTAGCATTATATTTACATCCTACGCCTGGATAAATTCCTCTGTTATTTTTATTATAAGAACATTGTTTCCAATATATATCTGAAGGATAACTTCCTCCGTAAAGTTCTTTAATACTTTCACTTTGAGCATTTGCCATTAAATTAGTAACCCAAGCTTCAGCTCCAGCAGAATAATCTCCACCATTAGCGTCTACATCTTTATTGTTAATAACGATTACTCTTAAGACTTCGTTTGTGTCAGTTCTAACTTCAGCAAAGTGAGCCATGTGCTACGACCCTCCTTAACTTAGTTCCTCGTAGTTGATTGTGATAGTTGCATCTGAAGCTGCTCCCGCACCGGCTTCAATATTATCGCCTTCTTCAAGATATAATGCAGTGTTCTTATCGACAACCACTAGAGTAGCATCTGCAGGCACAGAAATTGTGCTTGCGATCATGATAGGTGAGCCACCAGATTTTGTAATGGCAACAGAGATGTCTACCGCATTGGACCCATCAATATTTGCTATTATTATATTATTAATTTTAAAAACTTTTCCAGAAGAACTTGCGTTAGCTAAAATTTCAGTTGTAAGTGTAGTACTTAAAGCTGCCTGAACAGACTTAGCTGTTATCGTTGCTACGTTTACTAGATTTGGTGCTGACATATTTTATTCTCCTTGTATTCTTTTAACCGAAAACTAAAGCCATTGCAATAGCTTTTCCAGTTGTTGCTAATGATTGTCCACCAGCCTGTACTTGACCAGTGCCATTAGGAGCTAAATTAATGTTTCCATTAGCCCCATCTGTTATTGTTATAGTTCCTGAATTTGTACCTGAATTTGTATCTAAAACAAGATCAAAAGCGCCTTTTGTGGTTATAGTAGCTGCAGCTGCTCCTGTTCCAATTGCTACTTCTCCAGAACCTTTTGGTTTTAAATCTATATCAACATTAGTGTCTCCACCTGTTGCTTCTAAAATTGGTGCTGATCCTGTTGCGGCGTTTGTAATATCAAATTGATTTACAGCAGATCCTGTTGTTTGAAATATAACAGATTCGTTTCCATTTGCATCTGCAATAAAACCACCATCAACAATTTTTGGTGCTGTTAAAGTTTTGTTTGTTAAAGTTTGTGTTCCAGTAAGAGTTACATCTCCATCACCTGAACCAAACGCTAAAGTAATTATGTCTGGATTAGTTCCATCATTTGCTGATGCAAAAATTAATTGGTCACCTTTATCTGTTGTACCAAAAGTAAAACTGTCTCCAGATCCACTTACATATTTAAATTGTACTGTATACGCACCAGAACTAGAATTTCTTAAAATATAAAAATTTTGAACATCTAAAGGTATTGTAACAATTGCATTATCACTTAATGTTCCAGTGAACTCTATCATTCTATGAGATAAAACTGCACCAGTTGATCCATCAGAAACTGAAAGAGTAACTGTTCCACCACTTGTTAATGCTTGTTGTGTAAACCCACCAGATATTTGTTCTATGATCTGTAGATTAGTATTAGTTTTTGTTCCCCATGTACCAGCGTTTTCACCAGTTGCTTGAAGTTCTACACCTAAAGGTGTGTATGTTGATGCCATATTTTATCTCCTATGCAGCGTCACTATAACTTGTATTTGATCCAGTTGCAACATTTGTATACGATGAATTTGAACCAGTGTCAACGCTTGAATATGCTTGAATTCCAAAGCCCGTTGAAGTTCCAAACGTAGCTACAGAAACGGTAGCAGAAACACCTGTGACACCTAAAACTAAATCAGCTACCGTAGTTGATCCTACACTAGCTGTAGTAGATACTCCTACTAAACCAACAATTTGTGCTGAAGGATCTAATCCTCCTACTCCAGAAGTAATTTGAACTCCAGATAAACTTACTATAGGACTTGATCCAATTGATATGCTACCAACATTTGATGTTGAAGATACTCCTGTTAAACCCATCACATCTGCAGTTGTTAAAGATCCAACATTTGATGTTGAAGATACTCCTGTTAAACCCATCACATCTGCAGGTGCTAAAGAACCAACAGATGATGTTGAAGCAACTCCACTAACAGAAGCAGTAGCATCAATAGTAAATGAAACAGAACCAACAGATGATGTTGAATCAACTCCTGAAACTCCTACAACATCCGCAACACTTAAAGTAAACTGACCCCATGATTGTTCTTGTCCCCATGCGTCATCACCCCATTCAGAACCTACACTAAGATTTGAAACAATAGCGTCTGGTGCTGTTATTGAAACTACTTCATCTCCTACATCACCCCAAGTTGAAGCTGCATCGTTCCATGAATCTGCACCATAACCTACAGTTAAAGAATCAATTCCCCAAGAATTAGTACTCCAACCCAAGGCACCCCATGTATCAGCTGTTGGAGTATTTGCCGTTCCGCCCATACCAGAGTGGTTTGAGCAATAATAATATAAAGTTGGTGCATCATCAGCTACTGTTATTTGAGTGTATGCTCCAGATTCTCCAGGGGTTCCAGAAGTTGTAACTCCTGTTGTGTATTCTGAACCACCTCCGTGTGTACCATTACTTGTTGTTGAAAATCTTAATGGGTGAAATGCGTTTGAACTATCTGACTGATCAAACTTATATGTGCCACCCTCAGCTAAATATAATGTTTCTTGTAAATTATTGTCAATGTAATATCGATTACCGGCGCCAGGATTGGCTACCGTTACTGTGTAAGTTCTAGTAACGGACATGCGTCGTTACCTCTTTACGCTAATCTTATGATTGCGTTTGTTGCGTCTGCTGTTGGAAATTGAATTGTAAAAGTTCCACTTGTTACAGTTTTGTCTGCACCAAATGCAATAACAGCACAAGCAGGATCGCCTGAAGCTGAGTCATTATAAATTAGTGCACCGTTTGCTGTGAACGTAGCATTTGTGTAACTTACGTCGCTAAAATCACAGACAGCAGTTGTACTTGAAGCAACCGGAGTAACGCTCGTAAGTGTTGCTCCTGCAGCAGTATAAGCGGTTCCAGATGAATTAGTTATTTCGTTCGATGTTGAATAAGCAGTTGTAGAAGCACCTAAAGTTGCTGAACTAGTGTATAAAGCTATTTTAAAAGTATTTCCAGTTGTTGCTGTAAAATTGTGAACTCCTTTTAAAAGTTCAACTTTAAAACTTGTGCAAACTGCAGATGTTATTGCCATAATTTATTCTCCTACGGGTTTGCTGAGTTTACTGGTATACGAACAGCGCCATCAGTGTAGTCGTCTCTTCGTCTTCTACCAACTTGCTCGTTAGCAAACTTTTGTACTTCTTGTTTATATTTATTTTCGTATAAAGTCAACATGTCTATAGGGCCTTTTAAAAAACTATAAGTCTCTGATAAACAACAATATAAAAGCCCATTTGGAAAGTTAAGGCTAATATAATTAGTATCATTATTTTCTAATAAAGCTGGGGCAGCATTATAATGAACCCTAAATTTATAAGTTGTATCAGGCACAGGAGCAAACATCATTCTACCAGATGTGGTGTCTGACTCACCTGTAGCTCCACCAAACATGGCATAATACTTAGGTTGACCTCTTTTAGCAGATTCTGTTGATGAAATATATTCTTGTAGATATGTAATATCTTTTTTCTCTAGCCAAGTATTAGCTCCAGTTGATGCTGATGTAGAGTCGTATACCTGTATTCCTCTTATAAATACTGCTCCTGCTGGAGCATTAATTGATTCTTGACCTGAAACTAAATTACCTATTTGTTGTTTTCTATCTGCATCAATTGGCACATCTCTAAAAATTCTATACTGTGCATTTAAAATTATATTTTCTAAAACAGAGTCAGATAAAACATTTGAGTCTGTTTCAGTATAACTTCTAATTTGTGTTTTTAACCCTGATGCACTTAATCCAGCCATTATTCAGATCCTTTTTTATGTTTTCTATTTATTTTATCTAGTTTACGACTTGTAACTTCATCTTTTAATTCTAATGGCTCCTCTGAACATGCACATTGTTTAATGCCAAATATTTTACAAATAAAGTTTTTTAATTTTTTTATCATG